CACGGTGCGAAGAGTACCTACATCAGTTTCGCATGTGTACTTTGCCAAACTTGTCGAATCAAAAATTGTCATTGCCGGAACCTCTGCTGGATCAAACACTTTGACAATCTACGATCCGGCTAGCGGGGCAGAGACAATTGTCATTGACGCGGCAAACGAAATAGAAGTTTACTCGGTGACTTACTCGCCCGGGCAGCGAACTCTTGTCTTCAGCGGGCTACGGTTCTCCGACAATTCTATTGTCACTGGAGAAATCGCCATGCCATAGCATTGAGCGTTTATAGCAAAACTAAAGTTGTTATAATAGTCTTGTCAACAACAAAAGGAGACACACATGGGAGAGACACTACTCGCAATCGCGGCGCTTTTCGCGCTGTTCGGCTTCGTATCGTATATCGTCGCCGATATGATTAACTACGCACCAGGAGAACGTCGCAAGGTCATGGTAGAACACCGGACTCAGCGTCACTCACGGTCACACTACAACACACGGAGAAAATAGTCATGAAATTCAACATTGAATTCACAAACACAATCGCATCAGTTGCTTGGGCAATTGCGGTCTTCCTCATTGCAGGAATGTCAATCACCCAGCGCAAGAAGTGAAGCAGCCAGTAGAAGTGCAGCCAATCGCAATCACGACTGACAACAGCTCGCTCGTATTCTGGTTCTTCGCGGACGAGGAGTCGATCGTAAAGATTCCTTGCGTCAGCGAAGATCATGCCGAAGAGCTGGCAGTGCTCTGTCATCGAGCCTTCGGCCTGCGGTCAAAAGAAAACTCTTTTACAACAGGGTTGTTACATCGAGACTTAGAAATTGGTTGCAGTCTGTAAACTAAAGTTGTTATAATGTACTTATACGATACGGAAGGACACTGAATGTCAAACTATCCACCAGGCGTCACAGGCAACGAGTACGAAATTGCCGGCGGAGTCGAGACTGAACTGACAATCACAGCTTCGTGCGAAAACACAGAATGCGCCGAGTACGGCACTGATGTGGACGATCAAGACGTGCTCGCTGAAGCATACGGCGGAACTGTCACTTATGACTGGGACTGCCCAGTGTGTGGGACAACCTCGTCATACGAGCGAGATGAGTCCGAGTGGGACGATCGAGACTACGACGACTGGGTAGATCACGGTCGCCCGTAGCCGGACTTCTCTTACGAACCTGGTACCATAGCGGGTGTGACTACAATCATCGCTGTTCAAGGCCCGTCATGGGCAGTCGTAGGATTTGATTCTCGCGTAACAGAAGAAGGTGGGCGATCGTACACGCTCGGTCGCGGTTCGTCGAAGGTCGTCAAAAACGGTCAGTATCTTCTCGGTGCTGCCGGCGATGTTCGCGCAATCAACATTCTTGCATACTCATTTCAACCGCCAAAGGCGATGGACTTAACAGGAGTTCGACTTGATCGATTCATTACTAGCAAATTTGTACCGGCTTTACGTTCGTGCTTCGAAGAGCATGGCTACGCTTCGAGAGAATCGAAGGAACAAGCGCAACACGGCTCAGTAGTTCTTGCAATCGTGAACGGTCAGATCTATGAAATAGACGAAGACTACGCTTGGGTGCGGGACACAACAGGCATCTACTCGTTCGGCTCCGGCGGAGACTACGCACTGGGCGCGATGTACGCAATGACTGGAGACAGTCTTGCGGAGTCAGGGGTAGAAACTACTAAGAAAGTTATTCGTGAATCGCTAACAATTGCGGCAAAGCTCGATGTGGGATCTGGGTCACCGTTCCACATCATGCATCAATCGCAGCCAATTACAAAATAAACTCAGCAGAAAGAAAGACGAAATGACAAAAGAAAATACGCACAGAACAGTCTCCCTCGCGGATCTCACGTGGAGAGAGTATGCGGCTTGCTCAGGAAAGCAAGAACTATTCTTCAGCGATCATAAACTGACTGTTGTTCGCGAAGCAAAGCAAGTGTGTGCCGGCTGTAGCGTAAGACAGCAGTGTTTGTCTCATGCAATGAAGCACGACGAGTACGGAGTTTGGGGCGGCATGACTGCAAATGAAAGAAGAAAAGCACGTCGAGCGCAAAAAGTGAATCTTCGCATTGCGAAATAGTATAAGGTAGTTCTTCATCAGTTCGTTCAATGGGAGTACAACATGCAAGAAGAAGAAAACGTAAAACCGAAGCCAAACAAATGGGAATGCCCAGAATGCAAGCAGCGGGTCACTTTTTACGTCATGCCGTCTTCGCCTCCTTCGTGCGCGAACCCAGAAGCTCACCCGAAAAAATCTTACAAAATGGAACAAAAAAAGTAGCAGGAGATTTCGCTTTCTCCTCTACAGGAAGATAAAATGACAAATATGGAAACGACAGAAGAGATAACTACGACGATAGCTCAAGGCAACGTGCAGGTTACGTATCGTGTGCGGCCGTTAGACAATGACAGACGAGCGGTTATTGAAGAAGCCGCTCAAGCATTCATCCAAACTCTTGTACAGTCGTCTGCCTTTGCCGGCGAAGAATGGACTGAAAATCAAGCACGCCCTACGGAGTACTAGCCAATGGCAGCAAACACTCACGTACGGTTGCTCAAAGAAGCCGAGGATCTTTTCAAAAGGTCCCGGGAAGTTTTGGCCTCACTAGCCGAAACGCCCTCAACAGAAACAAAACAAATACCACAAAGAAAGAAGATGGAAATGACCACAGAAGTCAGCCCGAACCAGGCCGGAGAGCTTTACGCGTCAGGCAAGTCAGTGGCCGAAGTAGCAAGCGCGCTCAGCGTCACCTACGGTAAGGCTCGTCGTTTGATTGAGCAGAGCGGTACTCCAGTTCGCGACGCTTCAGCACGTCTCAAGGGTCGCACCCGCAAAATCAACTCATGAAAGATTTTGTCCAGGCAATCGTGTGGCCGGCGGTATTTTCCGTCGGACTGCACGTTGGCGCAGTTATTATGGCAATTGCGGGTGCAAGTGTGACCTCAGTTGCGGCTGTCAGCGTGGCTGGAGTCACGTCGGCGGTTTTGGCCACGCGGTCAAGATAGCCAGAATTGGCAGATTCAGCAAAACTAAAAATGATATAATAACCTGGTACAGCCCGTAAGGCTGTGCACGGGGCGTGGCGTCTGGGCAAACTCAGACGCTTTCGCTTTTAGTACTATAGAAGCAAGATTCACAAAAGGAGATACGGTTATGGCCGCAGAAGTTTACAAGGTGACAGTAGTCGATGACATGGGCAACGAAATGGTTTCGTACGTTCTTCCAGAAAACTTGCGAGGTTACTCGGCAATGATGGCGTCAGAATACGGCAACATCAAATCTGAAGGAATGCTAAAAGCTGACCTTCCAGAAGACGTTATCTTAGACTAATTGTCTAATTTAGCAAAAACAATTCACCCCTCTACAGAAAGACAAAAAGACATATGTGGGTATTTACTCAAGACGGATTTATCAGTGCGGTCGATAACGGCCACGTCCCAGGCAAGCTCGCGGTCCGAGCTCGCGACAAGAAGTCACTCGAGCTTCTCGCGGCTCTTACTCAGCAAGAAATTGTCAAAAGCAAGAATGCGGACTACCCGTATCGCGTGTTCGTAGCCAAAGACGATTTCACAAACTTTCTTGCATCGCACGTAGAAAGTCTCGACTACTCAAATTTCAAAGATCGCGTGTACTCAACTCGCGGTAACAAGTTCGCTTCTGCTTGCGGTAAAGTCTGGGCAGCAATGCTCGATGTAACCGACAAAGAAGCAATTGGAATTGGTCTGTACAGCTAACTAACTTAGGAGATAAAAAATGTCAAATGAACAATTTACGCCGCCGGTTCCTCCGGCTCCAAAAAACTTTATTCAAAAGAATGTTTGGCTAGCGGCGTTGACAGTAGCAGTCGTAGTTTTAGCGGTTGCTATCTTTGTAACTCAGTCTGGCTCTGACTCAAATTCTTCGCCAAGTTCTAACTCAAGTGCGGTAATCGAAGACAGCCAAAGTCGGAACAAGTATGACGACTACTATCAGTCTGTCTTGAACGCGTCCGGCATGGCTAACTCAGAAAGCAAAGCATCAGTTTTAGAATTTGGTGACTTTGTTTGCAGTCTTCTCGATGACGGCTTTTCAGTTGGTGACATTCTTGAAGAAATGCGCAAGTACACTACAGGCTCGATGTTTACTTCAGAGTACGCGGCTGCGGTAATGCTTGGCGCAGTTACGTACCTTTGCCCAGAATACAAAGTTCTTGTAGAAAACTACGTAGGCCAGTAGCTAATACTAGTAAAGGTAACTAAATGAATTATGAAATGATGCAGGCACTCGTTGAGGCTGTTACGCGGATCAGCGATCACTTAGAAGCGATCAGTGAAAAACTTGAGGCGCTTGAAAAAATTGACAATCGATTGAAGTCTATTGATATCAAAACAGTAGACTCTGTTCGCTCAGGTTCGTCGCGTGCCTGGGGAGACTAGAGCACGCGTGGTCAAAGATAAGACCAAGTACGAGTGCGCCTATTGCGGTGAACGGTTTATCAAAATGTTTGACCACATGAGTCACGTCATCGAACAGCATGACACAGGCTACAAAGAGCGCGAAGACAGATTGCGTAGACCAATTTCATGCTGGCATTGCGGAACCAAAGATGTGTACCCAAGCGGAGAAGATAATTGGTTTTACTGTGAATGCGGATGGGAACTTCCGCGTAATTGGGTAAACGGCCAGCTCGTCATTGATAAGGAAGAACAATGAACTACATCAAAAGAAAAATTGTTATTGGACTGGAAACAGTTTGCGAGCTAACCGGGCATCATTTTTGTTTTCGCTTGGCAACTTGGTCAATCAAACTTGATCGTCGCTGGGGCACGGGCCTATGGCGAGAGGTAAGTCAAAATGACAACTAAAACAAAAGCAACAGCACAGTTGCACGTTGACACGCAACGAATTGCCGGCTGGATATTTATTCAAAGGACAGATGCGGGCACGTTTACATTTGGGCCATTTGAAGATTATGAAGATTTGCGCATGTGGCTTGCAACCATTGCGGCTGACGCCGGCATTGACGGCAATGCGATGCCGTTGATAAATCCTGCATCAGAACCAGCCAAATTCTGGGAGCCTTTGTATAAAATCGTTGAGTAGACGAAATACGGTTCGTCATACGAAAACGAAAGGCGCACACAGTGGAAGTCGCTTACGAGCTTACGGTAGACGAACTTGAAGTTCGGCTTCAAAAAGCGGAAGAAAAAGCAGAAAAGTGGCAGGCTATTGCAAAAGGCTTATACGAGTACTACTATCTAGGCGCAGGCGTATCTACGTCAGTGCGAGACTATGAGGACGCCGCAAATGACTGACATCGTGCAAAGACTGTTAGACGCACATGCGGACATGCGTACTGGCACAAGAGAAGAACTAAAAGAAGCCGCTGACGAAATACTTTCTCTCAGAGAAAAACTACGCGAAGCGCAGACACAGAGTGACCATTGGTTTGTGCGGGCTTCAGAGTAGAGTAAAATACCAGCACAGGTTGCAAAAGAAATGAGGCGCTAAATGACTGAGCATTCAGAACCGTTTGATCGGTACAATATGACACCGAACGAGTGCGTGCGCCTCGTAGACGTTATGAATGACATCGTCATTAGCGAGTTGAGCCGGCTTGCAGAGCAAGAAGACGACGTCGATCAAGATGACCGACACGAGGTCATGCAAAAAATGATTGCGGCAGCTGGAATGCCGTTTGATGACATTCTTCGTTTTTGCGAAATCGGCGAGTATGTTTCAATGGACCGAGAAACGTACGCAATGACTCCAGAAGAAGCGGCGCAGTGGAAACATCGTCGGGATATTGCGGTTGCAATGATAGATCATTTGGTAGTTCAGGCGATTAACCAAGGTGTGGTCAGCGCCGACGAAGTTGATATCGACCCGAACATTACAATGCTCGAGGAAATCTGGAAGCTTTCGTAAAAACTAAAGTTGTTATAATGATACTTACCAGCCACCGTGGCTGGAATGACGAAAGGACAATCGTGGAAACGATTACAACAAAGGGCACCGTAGTTGCGGTTCTCACACTCGAAAGCACTGTACAAATCTGGGTGGCATCGCCAACTGGTGACTCGTCAGACTCACACATCTTCGAGATGCCGACGACATCTGAATCACACGCTCACGCTATTGCAAGCATGTGGCGCCAAGTCTGGGGTCTACCAGCAGCCGACTCTCCAGTAGAGTTCTAATGTGTAGCGGTTGAGTAACACCGCAAAACCTCATCGCGCTGAGCGGTGTCAGAGTTACTCACTCAGCACTACCACTTTCCCAACTTGAGTTTGCTACTACGGAAGGACATTATGACATCATCAACATTTATACCAGCCAGCCAAAAGCAAATTGACTTTTTGGTTGATCTGTTCGCGACTCGCGTTTGCGAAGCAGAGTTTCGTGAAATTCATAGCGATCTGATTATGAAAGACAGATTGACAAAGGCACAAGCCAGTGCGGCTATCGACGTTTTGGTCAATGCGCCGCGTAATAAAACCGCCACTACGGTTTCGCCTCTGCAAAAGCTCCTTGCGGACATACCAAAGTCAAAATACGCCGTCTCGAGCGAAGAACTCATGCTTTCAGACTACGAAGACTCGTTTTCCACAGATATCATTTTTCTAGAGCTAAAAGAGTTCAACGGTGTTCGCTATGTTCGCCGTTTACACGGTGCGCCTGGCGGCTTCACTCGTGTAAAACTAAAAGCTGACGAAGTAGAGTTTCTATTTAAGATTATTGCAAAAGATCCGTACAAGCATGCGCGACTTTTTGGAGAGCACTACTCATGCTGCGGTTCGTGTGGGGCAGAGCTTACGGACGCTCGTTCTCGTGAACTTCAGCTAGGGCCAGAGTGTCGTAAAAAGTTTGGTCTATAGTTCTACAGGCGAATACACCAGCGTAGTGTTATAATTGCTTCATGGGTATGAGCCTAATGGAGCAGCTTGCAAAACTGTCAGAACAAGAGCGCAATGCGGCTCTTGAAGGCGTTGACATGGAATCGCTTGTCTGGGATTGGAAAGCCTGGGGCAGACCAGAGCAACAAACACCAGAAGGCGATTGGGCAATCTGGTTATTCCTTGCGGGTCGCGGCGCCGGCAAGACGCGCACGGCAGCGGAATGGGTACGCGAACAAGCCAAGTACACAACAACAGGTCAACGACGTTTTGCGCTCGTTGCACGTACTGCAGCTGACGTTCGTGACGTTATCGTTGAAGGTGAATCCGGAATCATCAACGTTTCGCCTCCTAGTGAAAAACCGTTGTATGAACCGTCAAAACGTCGACTAACTTGGCCTAACGGAAATACGGCAACTTGTTTTACGGCAGACGAACCTGACTCACTTCGCGGTCCTCAATTCACGCATGCTTGGGGCGACGAAGTAGCGGCTTGGAGGCAGACACCAGATGCGGCAGGTATGACTGCGTTTGACAACCTTCGCGTAGGTACTCGTCTTGGCGCTAATCCACAGATCATGGTTACAACAACGCCCAAGCGTGTGCCGCTACTGTATTCACTGCTTAAAGAGTCTGATCAGTACCCTGGCCGCGTTGTAGTGTCGCGTGGATCAACGCTTGACAATGCGGGTAACCTATCTAGCGCTTATTTGAACACAATTGTTGGAGTGTACGAAGGAACACGTCTCGCGGCTCAAGAACTTTACGGTGAAATGCTTGACGATATTGAAGGCGCTCTTTGGACAATTGAAATGATTGAAAGGTCTCGTCAAACAGCGTACCCAATTGGTACGCCTTTGCGCGTGATTGGCGTTGACCCATCTGTAGCTGAAAATCCAAGAGACGAATGCGGTATCGTTGTTTGCGCATCAACTGGCGACCGTGACCTTTACAAACGTCAAGCATGGGTACTCGAGGATGCAACAATACATGGCTCACCCGAAACCTGGGCGAACAAGGTTGTTGAAATGGCGCGCAAGTGGTCATGCCCAGTTGTAGCGGAAGTAAACCAAGGCGGTGCGCTTGTGCGGAATGCAATCAATGCAATTGACCCTGCGGTAAAAGTTTTTGAAGTGCATTCAAAATATGGCAAGGCACTTCGCGCAGAGCCTATCACGCTTGCATACGAACAAGACCGTATTCATCATGTTGGATACCTTGCGGACCTTGAATCACAAATGTGCGCTTGGATTCCAGGTGAAGGCAAATCACCTGACCGCGTAGATGCATTGGTGCATGCACTAACAGCGCTAATGATCAAACCACCTCAAGGGTTTTTGGGCGGTAAGATTACTGCCAAATCACCTGCGGCTAGGCGTATGCCAGCGTTCCGTAACGGTAATGGCAATAGCGGTGGAGGAAGAGTGTTCATGCCTAAGCGCTAGGCGTGTATAATTACAGGCATGGACAATAACAACTCCCAGGAATCAACAACTGAAGCTGAAGAAGTTTTGGCAGATGTTGAAAAACCAAAACCTCTCAAAGAGCAAACAGTAAAGCCAGAAGAAGAAAAGGTAGACGCCTCAGAAACTGCAAAGGCTACAGAGGCAGAGCCAAAGACTCATGTGCCTGCAGCAACCAACGCGGTGGTCAGCGGTGAGTTGACTGACGCGGTGTTATTGAGCAAGTGTATTTACAAGAACTCATTTGCACGCAAGTCACTGACTGTACACCATGTACAACGTCGTCTCGTTGAGCTTGGGTACAAGGTAGCCGACGCTGACAAGGATGGCTGGTATGGCGATATGACCAAGCTGGCTGTATCTCAGTTCCAGGCTGACAATGGTCTTGAAGGTGACGGCCTTATTGATGCCGACACGTTCCAAGAGCTGTTTGCGGGTGACCACAACGTTACGGTAGTCATCGACTAGAGCGGACTCATTGCGGACCCATTGCGGTCATAGATCAAGGCCTTCAGGTTATTCCTGGAGGTCTTTTCTATTTGGCCAGGACACGCCTAAGCCTGCCAAGCCATCCCTTGCGGGTAGGCCCAGCAGGCAGGCGGTCAGTAGTATTCTTCGATGTCGTATGCGGTAGGCACAGCGTCGTTGGTCGTGCGGGTAAAGGTTGTGCGGTCAACGCGAAACTCTTTGCCAGCGACTGTCACATCCAAGCCGCGACCACTAATCGCAACATCGACATTCTCTGCAATTTTCTTCGCTGCAACCTTTGCAACCTTGCGACCTGTCTTCGACTTGGCCACCTTTATTCCTAGGCTAACTGCAAGCATCATTTTCTTTGTCCTTTCGTCTACCAGGCTTGTTGTACCTGATAATTCTATTATAACACATGCTCAAGGAAAAGCTCGCCATTGTGCAAAGTTTTTTCTAACTTTTTCCCTAGGCCACTGTCTGCTCAAGCTCGTGAGCCTAGAGGCCTTGCTCAGTAAACGCCACTAGCATTACACATGCTCAAGTATGTTCTGTACCTAGGCTATTACCTATACATTTCTCAAGCTCATGTAGTCTCAATCACTCATGCATTTTCGCACACTCACACAGGCACACACACGCTCTCACAGCGAGCTACGCTACGGCTCACAGTTTCTGCCGGTGCCGCATAGAAAAAAAGGTTGGAGACACTTTTGAAGTGCTCCAGAATATACGTCTACCTTCTCACACGCCAAAACCACTTTACCTTAATGTACAACTTCTCCAGTTTGTACAAAGGCCTCCTCTTCTTCTGCGCGCTCATCTTCATCTGCGTAGGCGCTCCGCGCCCGCGTAGAAGAAGCGCCTCCTATTCAAAGTGCATTTTTTCGCGCGTCGGTATTGTATGAAAAGAAGAAATCGTAGTCGAAGATCTTTGTTATGATTGCAATGTAAAGTGAGCAACGTAAAGGTGCACTGCTATGTCAAAGGCCGTTTATAATCTTGATGTCGATCAGGGCATGACGTACTCCCGCCGGTTCGTATGGAAGATCAATCGCAACGCGGTGAATTTGACAGGTTACACGGCGCAGTTTGTGATCGGCACCGGAAGCACCGCAGCAAGCACACACCGACGCGGCCTAACTTTGACTTCAGCCGTAAACGGCGGCGTTGTGCTTGGCACAACAGACGGTTCAATTCAAGTGACGATTGCTCCCACGCAGACTGCTGCTCTTCAACCAGGCAACTATAGCTACGCGCTCGAGTTAACATCTCCAAGCGGAGTAAAGACTCGCATTCTTCGCGGAACTCTTACAAATCACCCAAGAACACCACATGCCCACTGAGCCGCCCTCCGATCTTGAGCCAACGAGTACAATTACCGTTGAGACAGAAACCTCAGAAGTTGTTATTGAAGTTTCTGATGAAATTGTCATTGAGACATCGACTGAACTTTCTGAAATTGTCGTCTCAAATACTCAAGGCCCGCAAGGCGCTCAAGGCCCAACAGGCCCTACAGGCCCTTCCGGCCCGGCAGGTGGTCCCACAGGAGCAACAGGAGCGACGGGCCCAACAGGTGTAACGGGTCCTACCGGCCTTACAGGCGCAACAGGGGCTACAGGAACCACAGGCAGTACAGGTCCAACTGGTATTCAAGGAGCCACTGGGCCACAAGGCGCCACAGGACTTACAGGTGCCACAGGAAATACAGGCAGTACAGGAGCAACTGGCGTTCAAGGAGCAACTGGTCCGCAAGGTGCAACAGGACTCACAGGAGCCACGGGAGCTACAGGTGCAACTGGCTTAACGGGAGCAACAGGAGCTACAGGCCTCACCGGTGCTACAGGTTTAACTGGCGCAACAGGACCAACAGGGCCAACAGGTCCTGGATATCTTGTCTATTCAAATACGACAATGACACCAGGCGTTCCGACAGGTGGCCCTTCGGCTCCTTATACGTTTTTTACGTCAGATACGGGAGCGTATCAAGATAATCAATATGTGCGTGCTGTTTCACAGTCTTCCATTGGGAGTTTTATTGAAGGATACGCAGGGGTTACCGAAGACGAATCAATAATAATATTCCCAACTCGAATAGGCGGGGCATCTCCTGTCTCAGACTGGGTTTTTCATACACTCGGAGAACTTGGAGCAACAGGCGCAACCGGCCCAACCGGCCCTGAAGGTGCCACAGGACCATCTGGCAGTAACGGTGCCGAAGGTCAACCCGGCCCTCCAGGCGGCATCACGCTTAGATACATATATACAAGTAACACTGATTCTTCAGACCCAGGTACCGCGAAACTGAAGCTAAACAATACCGACGCGTCACTTGCAACAAAGTTATATATAGACGATGTAGATTGGTTTTCATCAGGCATAACTGGCCCTGGCGCTCCTGATGCTCAAGCTTTTTTACGAACTCTCGACGATAGTACCAGTACAGTTAAAGGTCATTTTTACATTTATGACGTGCAGAGTGCTGGCATTTTCACCTTATTTGAAATTACAGGTGTAACAGAACAAACTGGATATTTTGAAGTTGACTGTTCATTTATTTCTGGCTATCCACAACAATCATTTTTCTTTGGCATGGGTGGATATTTCAATAACGAGAGCTTCGTAAACATCACTTTTGCTCGCACAGGCGATGCCGGCGATACAGGTGCAACAGGCGAAACAGGCCCAGCTGGTGTAGCTGGACAAGGATTTGATTTTCGAGGTCCATACACTCCAGGAGCAATTTACAATGAGTACTTTGTAGTAACTTATAATGGTTCTACCTACGTTTGCCGCGAAAATGGTGTTGTTGATGTTATACCAGGCTCCAGCCCGGCCTGGGATTTATTTGCAGAAAAGGGCTCAACTGGTGCTACCGGCCCAACAGGTCCCACTGGAGTTACAGGCCCAACAGGGCCAACAGGCATTGGAGCAACTGGCCCTACGGGAATTACTGGGGCGACGGGGCCTACTGGCGCAACCGGAGCTACGGGCCCAGCAGGAACACTTGATGGTGGAACTACTACTACTAACTCTTACTCACCAGTTTGGTCTGGCACAGGTCTTGCGTTTACAGGCACTCCCGCGACAGGCTCTTATGTCAAGCTCGGAAACCTTGTCGTCGTACAGATTGATGTCATATTCACGACTGTGACAAACTTTGGGACCGGACAGTACTCTCTTACATTGCCATTTCCTTCTGAGTATCATACCGATGTCTATGGCGGATCAGTTCACAAGGTCACCAACCAAGGTATAGATCACTACAGTCTTAAAGGCCACCTGGAGTCAGCGTCTTCAACATTTACACTGTGGGCGATTGGTAGTAACTCGGCGGATGAGGCTTTTACCAGTAGCTCCCCGGTCAATATAGATACTGACGATAAGTATCACATGTCTTTTTCTTATCTCTGCGAGTAAAACAAAGCACAAGTACGCTAATATCCTTTGTACAATGATACAATATAAGTATGAAGCAAAGGTTACCCGAGTACGAAAGCGCGTATCTCAACTCTTTGCCGCAGCATCTTATTCGTGACCGTGTTCGTGATCTAGCAACAGACGGCTGGTCCCTTGCAGCAATCGCAGAAGCGTTTGACCCACCTAAGTCTCGCTCCAGCATTCGCGCCTGGTCCATCTCAAAAAGCCCCCGCACCTCACACACTCACCCTCCTTTACCTCCCTCTCCTTCTTTCTCTTCTCCCTCTTCGTCTTCAAATAAACAAATACCTGCCCGCGAAAAAAGTAGCATTTCTGCCTCCGCGCCCAAAGTAAAAATTCGTCGCCGAGTATACGACCCAACGCAGCCAAAGATTTCGCCCGCGCAAAAAAAGAAAATTGCCCGTCTTGCGCCGCTTGCCCGAAGGCACAGAGCGCGCACAGGAGCGAATAACACATATACTCGAGCAAACAGAGAACTAACTGATGTTTGCAAAAGCCTTTATTATTCAGGTGCATCTGTTCGCGAGTTATCGCTTGCCGCAGGAGTAACATATCGCGCAATGGCACGAAGACTAGGAAGATAGCAATGAAAATACTTTATGATGTTTACCCCGCGAAAGCGTTAGTAACTCCTCCCAAACGAGACTTTGATACATATGAGTTCTCGACAATGCATCTTATGACAGAAATCCGCGATTCCCGCCGAGTTAATGACGTAAGAGTTGTCATCACAGACGAGGTTGTAATGATCGCCGCGGAGTCATTTACCGGGCCAGTTTTGATCTTTCAAGAAAAGTACAACTCAGAAGATATAGTCTTAAGTAAGAATAAAAAAGACATTTCCCGTGTTCGCACGCTCAGCGGGAAATCCATAGTTTTCTCACACGATGAAGCCAGCTGCGGCTGCGGAGGGCGACTTCGTGGGTGGAATCCATACCGTATCGTGCACTCGACAAAGGACCCAACAGAATGACAATTAACATTATTGACTACTTTATTCTCGCGTTTGCTACGTATCGCTTGACTAGGCTTATCACAACTGACACAGTCTCTGAGCGCGTACGAGAAGCAGTCTGGAAAAAGTTTCCGCCACATAAAGGCGGCATTGGCTATTTAGTGACCTGCAACTGGTGTGCAAGCATTTGGGTGGCATCATTGGTTTTTAGTATGTATAAAATAAGTACCGAGCCAACAATCTTCGTGAGCACAATCTTGTCGCTTTCGGCGTTTGCTGGATTCCTTAGCCGCGCTGGGTAATTACTAATGAATAATAAAATTAGTAAGTTGCTCAGTTCCGTTATCAAAGACACTAGGAGAATGTAGTGGGCGTATTCCGCCGAGAACAAGTACCACCGACACGGAGAACGGCTACACCGCCGTCGCGTGTTGTACAGCAGGTTCCGCCTGCTGGATTCACATTTGCGGAATCAGCGCCATTTTCTGCTCCTCGTGCTTTGACCGCGGCGGCAGCTCAGGTTCGCATGAACGACAAGGGCGAAGCTGAGTATTTTAAGAATCGTAGACAGTCAACTTCCTCTGCATGGCAGGGAGAAGCCTGGGAGTACTACGACGCGATTGGCGAAGTTAAGTATGCATTTAACCTCGTTGCTTCTGTAGTTTCCCGTATTCGCTTGTATGCAGCAGTTATTGATAACCCGGCTGAAACCCCAGTTTCAGTCCGTAATGCAAGCAATATTGACGCACGGCTTGGGGCGGCCGCAGAAAGGGCTCTATCACGTCTTGATTCTGCTTATGGCGGTCAGGCTGGTCTATTACGAGATGCCGCTCTGAACCTTTCAGTGACAGGTGAGTGCTATCTAGTGCAGATGCCAGCCCGTATTGGCTCTGGCATTCCAGAATCATGGGATATTCGCTCTGTAGACGAAGTTCAAATCGACAGCAAAAATAAGTACGGCATTGTTGCTCGAAGAGATTATCTGCCCGGACAAAATGCAGGGTCGTCAAGCAGTAGCAAAGTTAATAAAGGAATTATTCCTTTGCCAGAAAACGCTTTCGTTGGGCGTATCTGGCGTGCTCACCCAAGATTTTCTGACGAAGCGGATTCGTCACTGCGCGGTCTTTTAGATCTTTGCGCAGAACTTCTTTTGCTAAACCGCACGTTCCGTGCAACGGCGCGTTCCCGTCTGAACGCTGGCGCGCTCTATCTGCCCGACGGTCTTAGCGTTGCGGCATCTCCAGATCCGAACTACCCGTACGATGATGAAACAGATCTTGATCCCGGGTTTACACCAGAGGAAGCTGCAGACGAGTTCGAGGATCAGCTCATCGACGCGATGACAACTCCAATTCGTGATGAGGACTCAGCCAGTGCGGTTGTTCCTTTGATTATTCGCGGACCTGCTGAACTTGGCGACAAAATTAAGCAGTTCAAATTTGAGCGTTCATTTGACCCAGCACTTGCTGCTCGTTCGGATCGTGTGCTTGAAAGAATTTTGCAAGGTTTGGATGTTCCAAAAGATATCGTTACCGGACTTGCAAATGTCAAATACAGCAATGCAATGCAAATTGACGAGTCACTGTACAAGTCGCACATTGAACCGTTAATGCTGCTTATTGCAGACGCGCTTACAATTGTGTACTTGCGTCCGTATCTTATTGCAAACGGTTTCCCCGAGGCTGAAGTTGATCGTATTGTTATTTGGTACGACCCATCTGCAGTTGCTACTCGCAACGACAGAGCTGCAGACGCCGAGTCTGGCTTTGGAAAGATGGCAGTTAGCTTTGACACTTGGCGAAGAATGCACGGATTTAGCGAAGCCGATGCACCAAGCCCAGAAGAAGTTGCACTTCGTATGATTATTGAAAAAGGCGCAATTACTCCTGAACTCACAGAAGCAGTCATTGGTGCAATTGCTCCCGATCTTATGGCATCTACAAGAAATGCACAACAGGCAAATAGCGTAGCGCCAATGCCTCCAGAACTTCAGCAAATGCTTCAAGGTGGCCAACCTGGTATGCCACCAATGGCGCAACCTGCTGGAGAATCAGAACCTGCTCCTGCGCCAACTGGATTGCTTGAGCCAGCAACAGAAGAAACAGCGCCACCAGCGCCGACCGAACAATAAGGATAACTTATGTATAAAGAAGAAATGAACCCAATTGGGTACGGCGTTGGTGACCCAGCTGTTGCTGAATCACTTGCAGAGTGTCTTGGTAACGCAGTAGTTCTTGCTTTTAAAGCTCAAGGACATCACTGGAATGTTATGGGCCCAGACTTTACGCAATACCACGAGTTCTTTGGCGAAATTTACAGCGATGTGTATGGATCAATTGACCCACTTGCAGAAAATCTTCGCAAGCTCGGTGCTCTTGCTCCGTACCGTTTGGCAGAGTTTGCCGCGTTGACAAGTATTGAAGACATGGAATGCGGTTGTAACCCAATGAGCATGTGCCATGATCTTTTTGCTGCAAACGAAATAATGCTTGATTGCCTTAAAGAAAGTTTTGCAGCAGCCGATGCGGCAAATCAGCAAGGTATCGCTGATTTCATTGCAGGGCGAATTGACATGCATCAAAAGTGGGCATGGATGCTTCGCGCACATCTCACCCCTGTTGATTCAATGTTTCATTAATTAGTAACTAGGATTTAGGCAGTCATTATGTTAAAGAAAACGCGAGCACAAAGAGAAGTAGAAAGCATACTTGCTTCTGCCATTGTTCCTGAAGAACAAGAGCTTGCTGATGCCTTAGTTGCTATTGCAAAAAAGTACGGCAAGTTTAACGATGACGACACCGGCGTTTGGGTTGGCTACGAACCACCCGAACAAAATGAAAATAAAGATATCGGAGTTAAGTGCGAAAACTGCATTCTCTACGCAGGCGGAACTATTTGCAAAATTATTTATGATGAAGTTGAACCAGAAGGTTATTGCCGTTTTGCTTTAATCCCTGACGGTATTGTTACTTCTGCAGTCGAAGTAAAAAGAAAAGAAGAAGCTGCAAAGCCTATTGAAGCTCAAGAAGAAGTTCAGCGCCAACCAGATGCAGTTGCTGCCGCGGCTTCTCGTAGAGCTCCGAAAAAAGATCGCATCTACGGCTCAAAGAAAAACAAGCCAGGCTCTGCCGCTGGTGGAAAAAAGATTGTCTTTTCAAAAAAAGTAGAAACAGCGCTCAAAAATAAAGTTAAAGAGCATAATGAAAAAGCACCGGCTGGTCGTAAAGCAACTTTAGGTCAGTTAAAAGCCGTGTATCGTCGCGGCGCTGGCGCGTACTCAAGCTCGCACCGTCCCGGCAAAACTCGTGATCAATGGGCAATGGCTCGAGTTAATGCGTACCTCAAGCTTCTTAGGTCCGGACGACCAACAAATCCAAACTACAAGCAAGACAATGATCTTCTTCCAAAAGCACATCCAAAGTCAACAAACTCAGTAGAGTCAATGACCGCTTCTGCCTTAGCTGAGAATGAACTAATCATCGCGCTGAAAAACGAAGACGAGTATCAATCACCTGAGCACGCGATCGTAGCCTTTGCAGAATACAGCGGACTTGGCTATGAAACAGTTCCAGCTTTCCGTGCTGCTTGGATGCGTGGCGTAAACGATCGAGAAGATCCTTTTGAGCGCGCAAAATCTCTTGCAATAAATCTCTATAAAAACGACAAAGATACTGATCTTCTTCCTCGTACATTTGTTGACAAAACAGAAAGCTAGACGAATATGATGAAAAAGAAAAACACAAGAAAAACGTTTACAAAGCAGCATACTCAACAGCTTCGTTCTGAAATTCTTGCTTTACTTGAGCGGTCAAACTTGTACCTACAGGCAGAACGTCGCGTACCGTTTGCTACCGCAATTGAAGTAGCAAACCGTGACCTGCGTAAAACACGAAATAGCGAACCTAGCGCCCGCATCTTTTCTGCAGTTAAAGCAGTGTCTGCTTTTATGTCATTAGCGTCTCGCAATAAAGAATCAACGATGTCTCTGAGTAATGCAGATCTTTTACCTGTCGGCCACCCTAACTCCACTCGCCCGCATGCAATGACAGCATCTGCATTGCGCCATGCACAAGCGCAGTGGATTGCTGCTGATCCTTTAGTTGATTTATCAGCACGCGAACTTGTTATTCGTGCTCATGCTGCAAATCCAGGATCAACTGAGCGCGCACATGCGTTTGCTCGCCTGTCTGCACTTGGCCCAAGCATTGTACCTTTGACAGCGTCTATTGACCCAATTCAATACGAAAACGATAACTACCCAAAAGAGTAGCGGCTCGTACGGGCCGCAGCCTCCGACCAACTATAGCATCAGGGGATAGCCGCGCAGAAAAATCAATGCGCGCTCGTATGCAGCGACGAGATAGATTCGGTCGCTTTGCAGAAATGGGCGGAGGCTTTTCTTTCAACTTTAAATTTTCTTCTGGTAGTAGCGGTCCAGCCGCCGGACGAGTTGTAGGCCAGTCAGGCGAAGACTTAATTGAAGTTGAAATGCGCGGCGTTAAAGGAGTGCCAGACGGTATTTACTCTGCACCTTCAGGAAAAGGCACGGCTGTAAAAGCTGTTCTTAACATTGAAGGTACTAATGTAAAAACAGAAAATCTTAAGCAAACTATTACAGAAGAAGACGCAATTGACATTAACAGTCTTAAAGTAGCTGCGCAGCCTAGCGGCTGGACTCCAAAAGAAACCGCTCCTGGAGAACCTAATGAATGGTCTTCTGAAGACGGACTCATTGTTCGCCAATTTGCTGATACGTACGTAGCGTACGATTCCGATAGCGCAGGCAATCCCGTAAATGAAATCGCGCGCGGAGAGTCATGGGCGGACATTCAAAAAGCAACTGCTGACTATGAAAAAGGCAATGTAACGTCAATGCCAGCGCCGAGCAGCAAACAAGAAAAAATTGACAAACCTTTTTCACCAGCCCCTGAAACAGCTCAGAGTACAGACAAACTTCCAAATAATTCAGTAAGTCTTGAAAAAGAAGCTTCCATGAGTTTTGTAACTAGTGATTACGATTTAGAAAAAGCTAAAGCAGAACTGGAAAATCCGGTCAATGCTGCTATTGGGCAAGTATGGAATATTGGCGGTAAAAAAATTCACTTTGGAATGGAAAAAGATCGCAACGTAGTAAAGTACGGCGAAGACATGGACGATGTAGAAATAGTGCCTATCAATCCGTACAAAATCGCAGGCATAGAAATGGACAGTGAAGAAGGAAGAGAGCTCGCGCTTAAGTGGGCGTACGCTAGATCAGCATTAAGCAGTAATGACGGCACGGGCTATAAATCTACAAGTGAAGTTGACGCGCTTTTATACGCTGGTGCTCGCGGAGACGAAGCGTCTTCGGCGCGACTAGAAGAACTGGCTGAAATTGGTAAACAAAAAGTAGAAAAAATACGAAGTGAAAGACAGGCCGCACTCAGGGACATTAAACCGCAAAGTGAAACCAATCTTAGGGAGCGAATAGCCAAAGGTTTAGTGTCAGAAGAAGATCAAAAGGCAGCAGAACGTATTTTAGATGGCTCTATTGATGATTTGTATGTGGTTCATCAAACTGAGTATGCGTTTCCTATTGACGATGAAGGCAATATTGCACTTAAGCCAGCATCTGCGTACCCAACAACTCTTGAAGACGGTAGAGAAATATTTGTACCTCGTCACACAATTCATGCAGCTCTCAATCACGTTGTTGACCCTATTAAAGAGCGAGGCTGGCCCCCTAACAGTCACATAGCTATTATTCCACTTCGCGCCTTATTAGAAGCAAATCCAGGCTCAATTGATAACATTCTTGCAGAAGATACGTTTTTTACGCCGGAAGCTGGCGGAGTACTAAAGTTCCCTGCCGGATCATACAAAACAGTAAGTAATGTTGCAGATATTGTCTCTGCAAGAGAGCAAGTTTCGGAAGCGATTCGCGAGCTTTCAAAAACCGGCTCCTACGGCGCACGGGAAGATGGAATAGAGCCAATTATTTTTGAAAAAGGGATTATGGAAATTAGTAATACCGACGCACGCAAGTCGGCATTCAACGCTTTATTGCAAAAAATTTCAGTCGATCTAGGGATAACAAATCAAATTCACATGGGAACAAATCCGTCTCGTCTTGACAGAGCTGGAGACCAAGATTCGCAGGTGTCTCAAAATATTGAACAGTTTTTTACACCAGATTTTCTTTCCAATTCAAGCAGAAATCAAATTATGAGACTAGCTGTCGGTCGTGACCACTCGCTATACAGCGCAGAAAGCCAAGATTCTAGAGCCTCTCAAGTACGGCAATCTGTTACATAGCCAGTTTTTGCTGAAAAGCAGCAAAGTAGTAATGTTAACCCGCCCAGAACCTAGTAATATAAACAACAGCCGCCCTTGACTACTAAGCGCAGAAAGTACGAGCTTATCAAGTGAACGAAGAAAACAACGATTTCGACCCAATTATTGCTGCGTTAGGCTTTGGCCTCGGTGGTAACTCGAAGGCCGCGCGATCAATGCGCGCGAAACTTCAACGTCGTGACCGCAAAGGCCAATTTGCCTTTCAGGGCGGCGGATTTATGTTCAATATCCGCTTCCCGGATGGAGTTCGCAAGCTGTCTGGCCGTGTTGTAGGTGCGTCTGGTACTGAAGATGTTGAAATTGAAGTAAAAGGTGATGACCGTATTCCAGACGGTATTTACGCGCTGCCATCAAGTAAAGGCGATTCTGTAGCTGCCATTCTTCCCAGGGACGCTCTAAAGGATCTCCCAGATGCCGACGTTCGCGCGTCCGAGCGTCTTGCCATTAACGCAGCAGATCTTAAGCGAATGGAGCAGCCTACAGGCTGGACAAAGCAGGTAACTCCTGAAGGCGAGCCAGAAATCTGGACTTCAGAAGACGGATACTTTGTTAAAAAAGACGGCGACACTTTTACACTTCACCGTGCAGATCTCAGTGACAACTCAATTGGCGAAGAAGTAGGCCGTGGCGACTCCTGGGCCGACATGCAAAAAGCAGCACTTGCCGACCAGGACGATTACGAAAAGGTTCTCGAAATGGGAGAAACGATCTCCCGTGGTCTGGAAGCTAGAGACGAATTTGAAAAGCCAAAGGACTACTTCAGCGAAAGCTTCCCAAGGAAGCCACAGGTTGCCGAAGCACCAACAGGCGGCCCATCTCGCGATAGTAACATTGATGAGCTGTTTTCTGAATTTGTAAAAGATGATGACCTTTTCAATCTTGAAAGGTTTTTAGAAGATAGCGTTGATACCTCTGAACAAAACTTTAGAGAGTACTTAGACGACAATGGAATTGACGACGATATAAGAAACGAAGATGACAGGGCTAGAGTAGACGATGCAAGAAGAGATTTCTTTGCAGAACTTTATTCTGAAAACTCAGATCGTCTGCGTGAAAAGTTTGCCGAGTACATTAAAAACCGAGATCCAGAGCTGTACGACGAGCGCATCGGCGAGCCACCAGCACCAGCCTTGACACGTGATGACGTCCGCTGGGACTATCTTCGTTCAATTTACACAGACATTGAAGGCAATGCGCTTGATGCAGACACAGTTGACGGTCTTGGTCTTGACTCAACAGGACGTAGCGGTCGAGAAGACGGTATCAGCCTATATGTAGAGCCAGCAGCTAAGCGGCGAGCAAGGTACCTTGAAGAAATAAGAAAAGAATTTCCAAAAAATGTATCACTCGTAGACTCTTACTATGACCGTTATGGCTATAGCGAAGAAGACGAACAATATTTTCTTGATAGGACAGATGCCGAAGTCGCTAATTTAATTTTTGAAGTTGAATACAGAGACGAAAACGAAATGATATCAGTCGGCGATCTTGTTCGTTTCAGAGCTGAAGACGCCGCACAAAAACTTAAGAATCTAATCGGAGAAGATCAATTCGACGAGCAGTACGGCGATGTATTGGCAGAAATTTATCACAATCTTGTTGTAGCATACGAAGACTTACCAGAAGACCCCCGCTT